GCTGCTGTATCGCGTTTCAACCACGCGCCACTCCCCGCCAGCATCCGGTTCGGGTTGGGGCGCACTTGCGCGTAGCTCGTGGATTGTCGGCCTCCGTCGTTCGCGTTCGTCTGACAGTTCGCTCATTTGCTCTCCTCGCTTCTGTCTGAGAGTGTCAATTCGCAAACCGTCACATTCCCTAACCACTCCAGCATGTGCCTGTCTGATAACCGCGAGTAGTGTGTCAGTCCGCAGTGTTCATAGGCGGGCCGCGTGCGATACCACGGCAAGCCTATGTACTTGTCGAGTTTAACTTGAATCTGAAACTGTACCCCTTCGGGCGTGACGCAGTTGATCGAGTCGCCACGTCTCAGCCTGATAAGTGCGTTGTCGGCATTCATCGTCCTATTCCCCTTCCCGTGCGTATTTCAATGCCTCGGCGCATTGTTCGGACACGCGACTTAACTTCTCTCGTGTTCGACCAACGATATGACGGTTCCACGTCAGTTCGTTAATCGTTTCGCGAGACTGCTCCAGTGCCGCCACTAGGGATTCGTGCGCGTTGACGCGATCTACAATCTTGACAACTAATTCCTCGTACTCAACGGGAAACACGCCCAGCGTTAACCCGTCCCCTGCTCTGGTTAGTAGAATCGCAGGTTGCTCCGCGTTGTCGGCTATGCGGAAGTCGAGCAGCGGCATCTCTCGCCCCGGTTGCCCGGTGTCTGATTGCGCGACGCCTCCGTAGATGTAGCCACAATCCACGCACTTCCAAGTGTGGGTCAAATTGCCCGTGTCGGTCATTGTGTTATGCGAGCAGTTATCCCGCAAACCAGCATCGTACTCAGGTGGTTGCATGCTCAATGTCGGAAAGTTAGCAGTGGCGCAATCCGCGCAATATAAGTTTGCGCCTCGTAGAACGCCGCTACGAGTTGATAGTCCGCAGTTATCACAGTTGCGCGTTGTCGCCGTCTTCGTTGTGTTTATCATCTTCGTCCCCGTCCTTTCCTTCCATCTCGTACTACTACCCTATATCCGTGTCTCGCCGCGTACTCCCGCACCTGTCTTAATGTCTGAAACTCAACCAGCCTCGCACCGTCCGATCTCAGCGCATCGAAGTGATCAAAGTGGCGGGAGACGGTGAGAGTGGGCGAGGGTACGTCACTCCTCTGTTGCGCCTCGATTACCGGCGCGAGGGAGAGGATTAGTGTTAGTAGGAAGGCCGTGCTTGTCGTGTTTGTAGTCATTTGCGCCGTCTCCCTTGTTGTCGCGTCTCAGTTGCTTCTATCTCCGCTCGTAATCGTTCCCGTCCTTTGCGGCATTGCGCCTCAACGAAAGCTTGTCCCCCTGCTCGCCGTTTCAGCATTACCATAGGCATTCCGAAGTGACCGCCGCCATAGCAGACGAATTGCGAACCGTTGCAATAGCTAATGGCTGGGGCACCACAGAAACACCAAACAGCCTTTACCGTATGGTCGGTAATAATCTGTCGATACATCCACTGCGGCAAAAGCATCTGCGGGGGATGTTCAGTCGTGTCAGTGTTCGTTGTCGTGCTCATCGTTCCAGTGCTCCTTTTCTGTCAGTTGTAGTCAACGGCGGGACAATTGCATTCGTCGCGCATTCTTTCGTGGTAGTCGCCATTGCCGTGATGTATCAAACCTGAATCCGATTCTGTAGTGTCGCTGGATTCGGTTAGCGATGGTCTGAGGTCGTTTGGCCGTGCCGCTGCCAGTCTCAAAACTTCCCGCAACCTTCAACGCAAACCACTTGTCACTGTTGCAATGTCGGATAATCAAGTATGTTCCGCCTTCGTTTTCCCAAAATTCATGGCTGTCGTTTTTGCCGTAGTAGAGATTCATCTTCCTTTCATCCTTTCGTTTGCTGGTTGTGCGTCGTTTCCCGCTTCTGAACCTCGTCGGCCCACTCCTTACCCCAGACGCCAACATTCCAGTGGTACTGGCATTTGCCCCGTCCCCGAACGAGGCCGGGAATTGACGGTTTATCACACAGCGTACACTTCTGAGCTTTAGGCATATCGTATCTCCTCTTTTTCAAGTCTGAATTGCTCTCGCCTTGCCGAGAGAATGCTGGTTTATTCCTGTGTCCAAGACATGCCGGATAGTCTGTAATAGTGCTCACCGTCTAGCGTCTCGACAATAATGTTTCCAAATGAACCATAATCTTCGACTTCGATAATCCGGCACCGCTGGCCGTAGACTTCGCAGGTCTGGCCGATCTGTGGTTTTGGTCTGTGTGTAGTCATAACCTCTCGCATCCTTTCAAATGGGTCGAATTACTGATTTGGATCTTGATACTGGCGCAGAGTCTCAACCAGCGCCAAGTGCTCTTTATCCGCCGCGATCTTCCGTTCATGCAACTTGCGCAATTCTGAGCCTTTCGCCCCGCGCGCAGCCTTGGAGTAGCGATTAACCTTCAATCTATCCAGTTCGGCTTGCCAGTTGTTATCAGCCGTCTTAGCGGCCTCGTAAGCAAGGAAAACTTCGTTGCGGACGCTCTTTACACTTGTGATTATCATTCTCATAACCTCCGTTGTGTTAGTGCTTAGATTAGCTGCAGTGTCGATGCGCCACGGCGCGCAAAGCGTCTCAGATATCCGGCATCTGTATCGCGTGAAAACTGCCGTAGTCGCGATAAGTAGCCGTCGCATCGCTTACGTCCGTGTTCGCTACCACTTTTCAACGTGATACGTCGGTGAAGCGTCTTTACGAAGTCACGATGCCAGATCCGAGCATTGACGGAAGTCTCGCCTTGTCTGATAGCTTCCAGTCGCGGCTTGACGCACGAAAGATACTCTGTTACGTGTCGATATCCCGGCCATTGCGGTCTAAGGAATTGACGCTCGCAGTCTGCGCGGCATTCCTGGCAGTCGTTGTGACTAACGTAAGAAGTGATATGGCGTTGATGTTCGACAGTTTGCATACGTGTACCTCCGTTGTGTTAGTGGTTGCTTAATTTCCGACCAGCGCGAGACATACTCGTTTGGCGGCGTCAATATCTGTAAAATCACACCCAAACCAGCATCGTTGCGCAGGATCGTACAGGTGAAACTTCCCGCTATCCTCGCAGATCCAATAGCCGTTGACTTCTATGCAATTGCTAGGCATTGTCCCCCTCTCTCTCTCTCTCTCTCTCTCTGTGTTAGTGGTTGCTCGTGGACTATCTAAGCGCGTCGCTCGCGGCTTGGTATGCGGCTTCCGCGTTCGGAAACACCTGCCCGCACTCTTTACAATGCGCCTCACCATACGAAGGCGTGAATAGCCAACCGTGCGTACAAATGCCTTTTCGTTTCAGTGCGGCGGCGCGATTACCGGCGGCGATCAGATCCGCCATTTCAATATCAGCATCCTGGAATCCGTTTGGTAGTTCGTTATCGTAGTAATCCATTGTCCTCTCTCCCTCTCCTGTCAAATCTTGAACAAGCGCATCCTTACGCGCCGTCGTTTCCTTGTAGCGCGTCAGAGAGCGACTGAGTAAACGCATCCGTGACGCCCTTGCCGTAGTGCTCAATTGCCGTCTCTTCGAGGTAGTTCCAGTAAGACTTGTCACTATAACTTGTCGCCTGAGCGTCACGGGCGGACTGAGCACGATATTCTTTAGTTTGCATGGTTACTGTCTCCGTATTCTTCATCGTGAAGGCATCCTATCTAATCAAAGTCTGACCTTGCTCGGCTTAAGCGTGAACACTTCCCATCCCTCACGCATTAGCTTGTTAGGTATTCGCATTGTCGAAACCGCGCTGGCAACAAATTCCTTAGTTACAGGATTAAACGCGCCGTAGATGATACGAAACGGGAAATAACCCTTAACTCGCCGCATCTCTTCAATTTGCCCATCGGTTAGCGTCATTCGCCTTAGTCTCCTTATCAATCAAATCGAACAATTGAACATTACCGTTCACAGACAAACCCGTCGCTACGTTGGTAAAGCAGTACTTGGGACTTGTCTTTCAGTTCAGGAAACAACGCACGATCATCATCGTTTACGTCAAATTCCAGAATCCCGTCTTCGTCACCGTCGGCCATGCCGTTTAAGTAAGCGTCCCAAAAGTAGGGAACATAAAGCATCTCGCCTTCAAACTGGCCCGGATTACAGATGATGCCGTTATTGTCAACAGTAAACTCAGAAGTGATTTGTTCGCGTGTCATGGGTGGTCTCCTTACTAAAAATGAATCAATCAATCTCGAACAATCGACACTCTACGCCTATCTTTACAGACTGTCAATAGTTATTTTTACAACCTATAAATTATTTTCTTGACACCATGTAATCTCAGTGTTAGATTAATGAGCGTGGAATACGTAACTATCACAAAAGCAGCGGAAATGCTGGACGTATCGCGGCCAACGGTCTATAAAATGATTGCTGACGGTAAACTGCGAGTGCGGAAGTTTGTTGGCCGACCGGCGATAGCGATAACTGAAATCAGCAAGCACACGAATGGACACAAAGGCGGCAGACCACGAAAAAGTGAGAAGTGAAACACTTAGCATCAAACTGCATAGGTTGTGAAAGGCTACTTAAAGAGCGCGGTCAATGTTCTCGTTGTCGTCGTTGTCTTGATTGCTGCGACGATGCTAAGGTGGCGAGAAGTTGCGCGGCCAGGTACGCGAGCAAGAATATCGGTCAGCGCTTACGTAGCGACGCGGCCTATAATCGCTGGCAGGGAAACCCATCAATACTGTCGACTAATCGGAGAATTACTTAAATTGCGCAAATCCCCACGCAGGATGAGGAGTTGAGGGAATGAGACGCGAGAATCAATGTCAGTATTGTTGTAGGTCTGCGGACGACATACGCGACGTTGAGCTACGCCCAGACGGCGAGACGTGGAAGTATGCATATCCCTCTCGGATTTGTGGCGAGTGCCGTAAATACCTAAATCAGTCGCGGCAATTTCGCTATCGACGATTGACCACGCACGGAGAAAAGGTGAGGTAGGGAATGAACGAGCGCGATTACATTCATATTCGAGACTTGCCATTATACATTGATGTAACCTGTTACGATTGCAAACGACTGTGCGCCTTGTCGAACACGCGGGAGATTGACGGGCGGCACTATTGCGGAGTTTGCGCGGGAGATTTTCCACGAGGCGCGGCAGTCACGGAGTTTCTAAACGATTGGCCGGACGCCGCCGTTATTCGACTGTAAGATATTGAATCTTAACGACTTACGACGCGCTAACCTCAACGGAGTCAAGGCTATGAGAGATCAAGATAGTTGGGTTGAACCTGCAATCAAGGTAATGTTCATACTGGCCGCTCTCGGCGCAATCATAGCGATAATTGTTATTGGACATTTCATCGCTAAGTTTTGGTAAGGAGGAGGTTGACGAAATGAACTTTCGAGAATATCTAATTGCAGGCGTAGTAGTGATCGCTATTGCGGTCGGCGCGTATCAATGGCTAGGATCAACCTTAATCGCTGTGACGGCAGAAACTTTCAACTTATCGCGCTAATCTCCGTGGTACAATCTTGTTTATGAGTGCCGCAATAGACCCACAAACTATTGACACGCAAGGGTTTACGGATTACTCTGACTATCAGTTTCTAGGAGACAGTGAGACAGTCACCAAGAAGCGCAAAGTCTTAGAGGGTGTAAGGTTTAAGGGTAGTCTTTACCATGCGGCGCAGTATGCAGGGTGCGCAAGGGGCTCAATCTATCGCTGGCTGGAATCAGATCCAGAGTTTGCCGAAGCACTGGCGGACGCAACCGAAGATAGGGATGATCGATTAGAAACCTCGGTGTATGAGCGCGCTTTTACCGATAGTCTCCTCGCTATGTTCTATCTCAAGGCCCATAGACACAAGTTTCGAGATAAGACTGTAATCGACATTAATGTAGTACAGAATGAGATTAACGAACGAATGCAGGCACTTAACCTGAAACAACTACCGGCTATGACGCCTCAATTTATAGAAGGTGCTATTGATACCAGTTACTCCCAGAACACTGAAGATTCTCAACCTACCCAAGATCTCGCAATTCCCGCACCTTCCCTCGAATCAACAAAAAGAGACGAATAACAGGCGCGCGGATTTAGCCCTATAATTAGCGGTAATTGCAACGCTTACTAGGGTTAACCCTGCGCGGGAAGCCCTTAACATAATGGCTATTATCAGTCTCGCAATAGGTGGTAGCCGTCGGTAGTCGCCACTACTCGAGGTAGTACCGTATTGCGCCCTACCGTCATACCGTGTTACGGTAATCAGTATGAGCAAGCAGTACAATATACACTCTGTACGAGTTGACGATGAGGTGTGGGCGCAAGTTAAGACCAGTAGTACCAGCGTTAATCAATTATTACGTAAGGCACTTGACCTACCTTGGGTACAGACCCGGCGCGTTGGCGATGATAACGAGATACGTAGTACGGTAGTACGTGATACCGTAGTGCCTGGTCCCCGCGTTGAACGTGCGCCCTTGCTTCGACCTGGCGAGAAGAAACAGTGAGACCCCCCATGCCGGGAAGTGAGTTTTTTAGTAGGGGAGGTGCGGGCAGGACTAGATCTGTGAATTTTAATTTTATCAAGTGAGCAAAAAGGTTAAACAGGGTTAATTGTTAAGGTTAATGGTCAGGCTGGGCTGGGAGCCAATTAGAAAATAAGCGCTGGATTATCGCTTCGGCCAGCTTATGATTCATTATCTGAATGATATTATTAGCGACCACTATCGCCGCTGGGTCAATGTCTTCTTTAGGTATACCTGCGGCAAGCAGTAATCTACATGCTTCCTTGGCGTCGTCACAGGTCATTGACTGCATTGATTTAGTTTCCATGGACTTCCAATTCCGCGTCCATCGCCCACAACTTAATCGTCACGGCGCAGGATTCGTCGTCGAGTCCGCGCAATTCAGCCACTAGAGAAGTGGCTAGGAGTGATACGTAATGATTGTCATAGACGAAACTGGTCGCATATAGGTATAGGTAGTTTTCGTGGGTGGGACTGGGTTTTAGATCGTGCATAAGCGCATGAATTTTACCACCGTTTCCTGCTATTGGATTATGTTAAACTGACCGATATGGCCCATGAGCTACAGATTACCGACCCTTGGGACGAGACTGAATACTTCCTCAAGTGCTCAGACTGTGAAAGCGAGCAGGAGAGGTGTTTTAACCCGCAACAAGCAGTGGAATTCGGTAAGCGCGACGGTTGGCGCAGTCTTGGCTCCCGTATCGTCTGCCCGAAATGCGCTGTTGGCTATCCCATTGAGTAATCAATGCCCCTGAGCACAAAATTTCGCCGCAAACAGCCCGTTCTCGGCCCTGATTGGACGCAATGGCCTCCCGAAGCTCAGGTTGCTCTGCGTGATTACCTTCGCTCGCTGGATAAACCCGGCGAACAGTTCAAACGCACCTACCAGAACAATTATGTCGCCTTCGCTCACGATTGTATCGATTGGCGCGGCGATTCATTAACCCAATATCAGGATGAAATACTCGATGCGATCCCTAGGGAGAAACGAGTCGCAGTGCGCGGCCCGCATGGACTGGGAAAGACCTGTATCGCGGCCATTGCCCTCCTGTGTTTCGCAACCACATGGGATGGAGACGACTGGAAAATCCCCACCACCGCCTCAGCGTGGCGACAACTCACTGAATTCTTCTGGCCGGAGGTGCATAAATGGGCACAGCGGGTGAAATGGGACAAAGTGGGGCGGGCGGCGTTCACGCAGTTAGAGCTTCAAACAATGTTACTGCGCCTGAAGTCCGGTCGCGCGTTCGCAATGGCCTCATCCGAGGACGAACTGACCGAGGGCGCGCACGCCGATCACCTCCTCTACATCTTCGACGAAGCTAAGGCCATCCCCGCCGGTCGATGGGACGCGGCTGAGGGTGCGCTGATGACGGGCGATACCTATGCGCTAGCAATCTCCACTCCGGGTGAGCCGCAAGGGAGATTCTACGATATCCACACCCGTAAGCCCGGCTACGAGGACTGGTGGGTGCGGCATGTCACCGTAGACGAGTGCATCAAGGCGGGACGTATTACTCAGCGAGACGTTGATCAACGCGCGCGGCAGTGGGGCGAGAACTCCGCCGTGTTCAAGAATCGCGTCCTTGGGGAGTTTTGCGAGTCCAGTGAGGACTGCGTCATCCCTCTCGCATGGGTGGAACTAGCCAATGAGAGATGCGAATCCATCTCAAAACTCCCAACTGGAACTGGATTGACGGGGCGAAACGATGCGAATGGCCCGCGTGGGAATGGGTAAGCGAGGCGTTCGTCGAGGAATTGACCGCCCTGGGAGTTGATGTTAGCCGCAGCGACAATGGTGACAAGACCTCCCTCGCCCGTCGTCAGGGCCAGACCGTGACCCAACTTGACCGCATGGCCGTCGCCGACACCATGCCTATCGTCGGACGAGTGAAGGGAATACTCGAACGCTGGGTGCGCGCCTATGCGCAAATCGACGTGATTGGGATTGGCTCCGGCCCGGTGGACAGGTTGAGGGAGATGTTTCCCGTGAAGCGTATTGAGGCGTTCAACGCATCCGAGACTACCACTCTCAAGGATAGAGCAAAGGAACTGGAATTTTCCAACAAACGGAGCGCGGCGTGGTGGAATATGCGGGAACTCCTCGATCCAGCCTACGACTCCGACGTGGCTCTCCCGCCCTGCGACATACTCACCGGGGATCTCACCGCTCCTAAACGAGGCAAGGACACCTCCAGTGGTAAGATTACCGTAGAGCCAAAGAAGGAAATTCGCAAGCGTCTGGGCCGCTCAACCGACGACGGCGACTCGGTGGTAATGGCGTTCTTCCCTCGAAAGAAGGAACCACCCAAGACCGATGCTTACAGCTACAGCTATCAGGAGTACACATGAAGAAACCTCACTATCCATTGGTTTACGTCGAATGGAACGACTCTTACGGTGTATCATCTCACTGGGAAGAGATTCCCAAGAAGTTTAAACCCTCGAAGTCAATCATTTGTCGTTCCGTAGGCTGGCTGGTTCATGACGGCAACAAGCACAAGGTTATCGTGCCGCATTTGTCGCCCGTAGGGAAGAAGAAATGGAACGGCTGTGGAGATATGGCAATCCCAGCCACTGCAATCGTGCAACTTGTCTGCTTGCGGTTACCAAAGAAGACCAAGTAGAGTCACGAACAAACTTACTGCGCCCTCGTGTCCGCCTGTGCTACAGTGCGCCCTAACTAAAGGAGATTCCGCATGGACGCAGCTAAGAACTTTGCTAAAGGTACGTTGAGCACGGGATACGACGACACGGCTACCAGCATCGTACTCACCGCCGGTGACGGCGCGCGCTTCCCCGATGCGCCATTTAACGCTACCTGGTGGAACGCCAGCGACTACTCCGACCCTGCCGACGATCCCAACGTGGAGATTGTTCGCGTCACCGCAAAATCTACAGACACTTTCACCGTGACCCGTGGCGCAGAAGGCGGCGCAGGGGCAATGGCCCACGACTTAGCGGGCAGGACTCATAAGCTCGCCGCCGGATTGACTGCTCGGCTTATTAACGAGCAACTGCTGGACGTGTCCAAGTCTGGGGATGACGTAACGATCACCGCCATTGGAATGATAGCCATCACTCCAATTAACGGCATAATGGAAGTTGGCAATGGTGCGCTCCTGCGTCTTAATGTGACTACCGGGATGCACGCCATAGGAGATCTCGACTCTAATAATACCGGCGTAATGGTGAACGCCGATGACGCCCTGGGCCAGGTCTCTCTGCGCGGAAAGATTGGCACTGATCAATCAGCGGCAGCCACCACCCTTGGCAGCGTCGTTAAGAAACTGCAAATCTTTGATAACAGCGGGAACAGTCTCGGTTACATCGCTCTTTACGACTCAATCACATGAACTACGGCAGTTCAGCTTACGGTTCGGTCGCGCTGGGAGGCTTACAGACTTCTGGCTATCTCTTCTTCTCGCCTACGGAGTTAGTGCTGGCAGGCACCTATAGCCGTTCGATTGAATATCCTGGCAGTGCTGAGTTTTTTGAAGTACGAACCGTAATAACCGGAGGGTTGGAAGAAGATGCCGACGCGCGAACAATGCGCATTTATTCGCATAACGATCCCGGTGAGACGCCCCAACTGCAAGTAACGGTAGGACTGGAAGCGTTTTACACGCAATCGATTATTGGGGCAGCGAGATTTATTATCGTTGAAGTGGAAATGCCTACCAACGCGCCGGGTATTCCCACTATCTTAATTACCGGCAACGAGTACTTTCAGTAACCGAATGTGGCTAACGCAACCATCCGCGACTCAACTGCTACGAACCCCGGCGGCACTGGCTCCACGATAACCGTCACTCTCCCAACGCATGCCGCTGGCGACATAATCCGCATTGCTATAGGAAACACCGGAAACACCCTCTGGGCGGGTAATCCGGCAGGCTGGACTCGGGTTCAGCAGGTACAAGTTGGCACTGCGTCAAATGGTCTTGTAGCTACCTTCTTCTGGCGTCGCGTGCTGGTTGGTGATTCCCTCCCCCTTGCCAATCCAATCTTTACCCTGGATGCTACGGTTACACGAGAAGCGTTTGCGTATTCTCTCGACGGAGCATCCGAAGAATCACCCTTTAACGGTGTTCCCGCGTGGGCCGCGCGCAGCTACAACACGGGCACTGCAAATCCTGTCCGTCCGGGGACAATTACTACACCCGCGCCTGAAACACTAATCAGTCATACTTACTTCCAGCGTGCGGCCACCAACGCTCCCGATCCGTCCGGTTATACACAGGACGAAGAGATAGTTATTAGCGGCACACTTGTTGGGAACCTAAGCAGTAAGATAGTTGCGGATCAGCAAACGGCGCTAACGAATCAGGACGCTTCACCAACATCTGGCGCACGATGGGCCAGCGAAATCGTGGCCGTGCCGTCAGTCGATTATCCCTACTATCGAAGCGCGTCTCAGGCGACCGCAACGGGGACGAGCGTCACACCTGCGCTACCCACCGGAACGACAGCCACAGACGTTGAAGGCAACAAGGATCTAATCATTGCTACGGTGGAAGCGGCGGGGACCGCGCCGAGTCCTAACACTCCCTCTGACTGGACAGAAATCGCCACTTGGTCCACCACGACATCAGGTGGCGCAACTACGGTGCGGAAGTACTGGGCGCTTTACGACGGCTCGTTGGATCGTCAGTTTGTTCGCACCGGCTCAGGTGAGATCTCTGCCCAGTTTTGTACTTATTACAACTGTCATCAGACAAATCCTATTGGCGCTGTCAACGTGCGCCAGAACGCCTCCTCGACTACTTCGACGTGGGACGCCCTCACTCGCACCATTGGCAAGGTTATCGTCCAAGCGACCTGTGTCGCTGATGCTACGCCAACCTTCACGGTTGCTACCGGCTGGGCTGAGCGCATTGACGGACTCGGTATCTGTAGCGCTGACCAGATTTATAACGCCGTTGGAGATTCCGCCAGTGCCGCGTTTACTCTCAGCAGCGCATCCCCGACTGCGGTGGGTCTCGTGGAGGTGGTGGGCCAGTTTGCCGGGTCGCCATCAGTCAG